TCAATTGCTTGACCGGTTGGGTTTGTTGCCCCACCATCGGTTAGGAAAAGGTTTGTTAAACTTGCTGACGGTTGACCGTCGCCCGTTGTCTTGTCATAACCAATAAAAACCTGAAGTATCATAGGTTGGGGTTCAAAGTTATACGATGTATTGTACCCGTTTGGGACGAAATAAAGACGTACTTCTCCCTTTTTACAGTTGATAGATTGCCCTACACGTTCGTTTGACGCTACTCCTTGTTCAATCCATAGCGGAGCAGAAGGGAATGTTCCCGCAATATTATTGGGGCTTAGGCAGAGCATTGAGACAGTGTTCGCACCCAGGTTGTAATCACCCGCATTATATGGGCTCAATGGATAATTCGATACGAAAGATGTAACCATCTTCTTCTCCAATCGTTGGTCCATTACTGACCGAGCAATTGTTTTAACAGCCTTAGGACCCAAACCACGACGCTTTCTACGCATTCCGGGTTTACGGGCTCCTCTTCGTTGAGTTCGAGTTCGGGGGACATATACCATATCTGGATTTTATATAGTTTGGTTAGATCTTAATTTCGGGAATTGAACGAGACGACGAAACATTCCTAAATGTCCCACATATGGAATCCATATGCGGGACCCCAATATGGGACTTTTTCCAAATACCCATATGGGGCGAAATTAGTTTGATGGGTGAAATAGAGGGGTGGATGGATTTATTGTTTTCAAAAACAGTATAAACAAAAAATTAGGATTATATATATCATGAGTTCTATGAGTTCCAAGAGTTCCAGCGAGGAGGGTAACATTAAACCTCCTCGTCAATGCAGTCCAGCTAAAGGATGGGCTTTTACAGTGCATAAAGTGACAAAAACTGGAAAAATTCTTACTGAAGAGATATTGAGTTCCATTAGTTCCAAGATTCGTGAATCTGGACTATGTATAGATAGAGCCTGTATGTCACACGAAGTTGGTGAAGCCGGTGAAACACCGCATATACAAGGCTATATCAGGTTTGAAACTAAAAAAAGACCTTTAGAGATCTTCAAATCCATCTGCGATTGGGTTGCGTGGTTTAGTGCCAAAGGTACAGCAGAGCAAAATCTCAAATACTGCTCGAAAGAAAACGCCCCGTTCTTCATGTTGGGTTTTCCTAAACCGGTGAAAACTATTGATCCGAGTTACCAATGGGAAAAAGACATAATTGAAATTATCAAGGATGAGCCTGATGACAGGACCATTCATTGGTATTGGAGTGAAGAAGGATGCGCAGGAAAGACCTCATTCTGTAAATACCTTACCGTACATCACGGTGCTATCGCACTGTCAGGCAAAGCCGGTGATATGCGTAATGGCGTTATTGAATATACAAAGAAAAATAACGATACACCTAAATTAGTTTGTATACCGATTCCACGTTCATTTAATACTGATTACCTTAATTATGAAGGTATTGAAAATATCAAGGACATGTATTTCTTTTCAGGCAAGTATGAAGGGGGTATGGTTTGCGGGAATTGTCCGCATGTGTTCGTGTTTGCGAATGAACCACCTGATTTGAGTAAAATGAGTAGAGATAGATGGATGATACACCAAATTGATAAATATTATTAGATACAAGACCGGGGACAACTGCGTCTCATCAGAACCAAACGCCCATGTAAAATGGTCGTTTCGCCCTGGACGGATCTTCGATCCTATTCGCCTTATACTTAAATATATGACGCTTCGGTCACATATTTAACCAGTGAAACCTATGTTAGGTTTATGTAAATGAATGTTTAAGCATCCGTGTAGTGAATTGTTGCCTCAGCGTTAATTGTAACGTTTCGACTTGAGCTTGTTGACAGACCATTAGCAGGGCTAATCATCCACCACATCCATAATTGTCTTGTGTTGGGAGTTCCGTCAATTCCGCCTCTGGGGTATTGGACGTGCTTTATTAAATGTTTCGTATAATCAAACGTTGTTTTGACATTATACTTGAAATCATTGTTAGTATAGTACTGTTGAGTTGGTTGGTTAGCCGTTCCAAAGAATTCCGCCTGTCCTATTTTGTATGTTCGGCGATTGAATACGGCATATCTTGACCTATTGATTTTCCTAAATGTATCAATTGCTTGACCGGTTGGGTTTGTTGCCCCACCATCGGTTAGGAAAAGGTTTGTTAAACTTGCTGACGGTTGACCGTCGCCCGTTGTCTTGTCATAACCAATAAAAACCTGAAGTATCA